CGCACTGGATAGCGCCACGATTGAACAGCGCCAAACTATCAGCGCCTATGCTGAAAAATTCGCGGCTGATTCTGTGGTGCCGAGTCGCGCGCGTATCTGGCACGCACTGGCCACGGCCGCAACAGTTTAAAAAAAGCTTGCAACTGTATATCAAGCTGCTATACTGAAACTTCACACACACACACACACAATAGGAAACCAACACCATGGCACATTTAATCGATAGTTCAAACGACCGCGACAATATGGCATTCACCGGGAAACTTCCTTGGCACGGACTTGGCCAGCGCATCAATGCCGATGCGAGTATAGAAGAATGGAAAACGGCAGCCGGTTTAGACTGGCACATACAGAAACGGCCGATATTTTACGGCGTCGAAAACAGTGACGGCAGCCGCGAGCCGATGGTTATCCCTGATCGCTTTGCACACGTACGCAGCGATACGCAGGCACATCTGGGAATTGGCAGCAATCGTTTCCAATTGATGCAACCCGGCGACACCTTGGAATTTTACCGCGATCTGGTAAGTGGTTCCCGCTTCAGTATTGAAACGGCGGGCGCGTTGAATGGCGGCGCTAAGGTTTGGGCTTTGGCGCGTTGCAATCTTGATCTTAAGCTTGGCAACGGCCGCGACATTCTGAAACCTTACTTGTTACTAGCCACGGCCAACGATGGCACCATGGCCACAATCGCCGATTTTACGACTGTCCGGGTAGTCTGCAATAACACCTTGAGCATGGCAGTTGGCCATAACGGCGGCCGTGCATCGATCAAGGTACCCCATTCCCGCCAGTTTGACGCCGATCAGGTCAAGGCGGAATTGGGCTTAGTCGATGAGCGGCTGGAAACGTTCGCGGCTGATGCTGATGCACTGGCGGCGCAACGCGTCACCGATGAACAGGCGATAAATTATTTTATCGGTCTTTATGCTAAAACGGATGAGCAAAACAATGTAGTCAATGAGCGCACCTTAAAAGCCGTTACAGGGAAATTGATGCATGCATACCGTAGCGGGCCGGGTTCTGATCTGGAAAGCGCAGACGGCACCGCGTGGGGTCTTATGAACGCCGTAACCAACTTTATCGATTTTTCCACGGTATCACGCACGCCAGAAAATCGCTTTTCTTCTGGCCAGTTTGGCCACGGCGCAACCCTGAAAGCGCGCGCATTCGATAGCGCGCTGGAATTGGTAGCCTAACGGAATCGAGCGGGAAGGGAGTCCCGCTCAAGTTTCTGTGTTTTCAGCCGCTGAGAATACAGAACCTTGAGCAATCACACACACAACAGGAAACTGACACCATGAAAAATTCAGACTTACAACTTGCCGATCAAGTAACGCGCGAAAATACACACGGCGTCTGTACCGTCAAACAAATCAAAGATGGGAGAATCAGCTTTTTTCGGCCGTATACACACACATCAGATTTTTCCAGTATTAGCGGCGTGATTTGTTACGTGGGTATAGAAGAATGGACAGAAGAAACAAACGACACACGCGGCGATTGGACGTTAATCAGCCGCACGCCGCTGAGATAGGCGCCGCTTCACCACACAGGAAACAAGACAATGCAAAGTATTATTCTTAAACAATTAGACACTGACACGTTTACAACCATTATCAGCGAACTGGCGCAACTGGAACAAAACGGCTTAATCGATGATATACCCGTGATTGTATTAGAGCACGGACACATACGCGGATTAATAGATGCCGCATTAGACTTGCCGGAATACCAGCGCAAACAGATCGCCATGGCGCTGATCGCTTCCACGTTAACCGATGTTTCGGCCACGGAAGCGTTTAATACCCTGCAATTTTGTGACGAAGCGGCCATGGAATCGGCCGATGAAACGGACACGCTGCAATGAGCGCGCCTGTTCCATTCCAGTATTCTTTGCCGCGTTACTGGCGGGAAACTTTAGGCGTTCTAATCTGGCTGCTGGTGGTGTGGTTTATAGGGCCATTAATGATTGAGCGCGCCACCGATCTGAAACAGGGATTTTTTCCCGCCACGCGGCCGCCCGTGGTTTGCAATAAAAGCCCGGCGGCCACGGATGCGGAAATCCTGCAATGCTATTCAGAAATGCCGACACCAGCCGACACCCTAACAGCCGCCGAAAAACGCGCGATTTTTCGCCAGTATGGCCTAGCGCCTTAATAGGAAACTGATACTATGAACGCAAAACCCGATCAACTGAACGACATACAACCCGATCAACTGCGCGCCATCATGCTGGAAATCGAGCGGGACTTGTCAATGTTTATGCCGCCAGCCCGTGAACGTGTTTTAAAGCGCGTACAGGCGGTTTATTTCCTTGGCGCTATCGATGGCCTAAAGAATGTATCCCCGACTGCTGAGCGGCGCGTGCATAGCCGGGAGCGGCACGTTAAAACGGGCACCGATTAACCCCTTTTGTGTGTGTGTGTGTGTGTGTGTGTTTGGGGCAGCTAAGCTGCCCCTTTTTTATGGCCGCAACCGGTTCGAGCGTAGCGACGTAGCAGCGGCCCCTATACCCCTATAATAGGTATATAAAGTAGATTAAAGATATATCTAACTCTATGGGGTAGTGCTACCTGCTACCTTTCAGGCTAAACCCTTGAGCACGCAGTTAAAAACGCGTAGCACCGCGTAGCACGCTATCAGTCTGAATAACGCTATTTTAAGGGTTTGGTAGCGGGGAAATCTAAAATGTTATCGCCCGGCGTACCGTTGCGCAAAATCTCCGCCTTGATTTTCGGGTGATCGGTGCTACCTTTCCATTGCTCGAAATTGCGAATAATCCATGGCCTAACGGGCACCTTTCCGCCTACCTTAATTCCACTTTTCGGCAAGCCGCTGACCTTTTTTGCACGCTTCTGTAATACGGCCGTTAACGAGCGTTTCAGGGTATCGGCGGCCATGGGTAATTCCAGCCCTAAATCGATTCGAGCGCGCCGCGCGAAAGCGCCAAACTGTTCAATCGTGACCAGATCGCCATCGGCATTTTCCAGCATATAATCATAGGCGGCATCGGTATCGCTTTGACCGGCTTCAATCATGCGCTCTTTAGCGGCTGTCATAATGGGCTGATCAAACGGATTGTAATGCGTCTCCGTGGCGCGCTCGCGCAGCCAGCGCTCTAATGCGCCTACATTTTCCGAATTCGACATCCAGTCCACAATCCGGTTTTTCAAATCGCCATCGGCTTCCCATAGCGGTACATCGGTGCAATCGAGCACAATCAGCCGTCGATCGCCGGGTTCGATGGCCAGCGCATCGGTATGGTTTGTGGCGATTTCCGTGCTGGCGTAACACATTGCTTTGAGAATACCGCCATATTTGCGTTTAACGCGCACAAAACCGGCCGCCGGTTCAATCAATACTTTCAGCTTTTCATACGCACTATGGCGCACAGTCCAGCGGCTTGTGTCCTCCTTTTCCTCGAATGCTTCAGCCACGGTTAATATCAAATTATCCGCTAAATACTCGTTATAAGCGCTTTGCGAGTTACCGCCGATCAGGTCACTGAGCACGATCGGGCATACGTACTCCGGCCCGAACAGCTTGCCGAGTATCTGGAACCAGATACCGCGTCCGGTGCCGTACGCACGCGTCACCAGCACCAGCCCGTGCATCCGGTAACTTGGGTTAGCCACCTTAACGGCGTGCCAGTCAATGAACTGCTGGCGCTCTAACGGGTTTGGGATAAGGTGTTCAATGAATTCCAGCGCCGTTTCCGCTTCGCCTCCCTGTTCAGGGTGTAACGGCGGCGCATAGGTGTTGAAAATGGTTCGGTCGTCACGCGTTACCAATACCTGTTCCGGCACATCCGGGCACAGTTCCACCGCGCGCGCTCGCATAGCGTCCGGGTGATCTACCCACGCATTAACGGCCTGTATTGTCTTGGCTACGTTGTTCGGGTCCGGTATTTTTTGATGCCGGTTAATCAGCTTAAACCCCTCGATGGTTAGCGCTTCCATGGGGTGATTGATATCACGCACGCTTTTATCGCCGATAACCACCCACTTTTCCAACAAATCGGCCAACGGATCGGGTGTAAACACCGTAACGGGTGCGGGAGCCGGTAATGCCGCCGCAAGCTGCGGCGTTATGGTTGCGTCGTGATGTGTACAATCGCGAGCGAAATCGTGGATATACGGCAAACCGCTGGTATTGGAAATGCAGAATTTGATGGAATGACTATCGCCGAAAAGGTCATTTTCTCGTTTGATGTTGCCAAAAATGCCGTCTTTGTCTAATGTTGGTTTCAGCTCACCCCACGTCACCACCGCGCCATCGATCAGGCATTCAAAATCATCGGTCAAATCCCATTCCTGGCTGCCCGCGTGGCCAAACGCCAAGCCGGGCGAAATCTGCTCGCCACAATAAAACTGCATCCGAAACTCGATTTCATCGAGTACCGCGCACGCCTGCTCATAACTGATACCGGGCAAATCCTTTAACGGGATATCCAGCGGGCTTTCTGATTCCCAGCGGTACGCTTTACCGCTGGGGTGCATACCAAAGGCGGCAAATTGCCGCCCAGCGCCACACAGCAGCTCGACACGGTTGGAAATGTGATCAGGCAGGTTGCGCCATTGCTCATCGCTAAAAATGGCTTCACGGTCACGGGAAAAGAGCGGGCTAACGGTATCATCCTTATACCGCTTTGGCGGCCCGTCCGGGCGCATCGGTCGATACTTGCCCGTGCGTAGACTCTTAAAGGGCGGCTCACCGGTCATGCGATACACCAGCAAGCGTTTCGGTTCGCTGCCAAACCGGCACAGTGGCGTTTCACCACATAGCTGTTCTATTTTGTCTTCAATGTAATCGCATAGATTTTCAGCAATAACATCCAGATCGAACGCCGCCAAGTGATCGCAGCGCAGCCCGGTGTTGGTGTAATCCGTTCGGCGCGCGTATTGGTCCAGCCATTCGGCCGTAATGTCCTGTTTTGACCAACCCTTAATGTGTAACCCTTTGCCATTGGTCAATAATGGCAGTGGCGTATAGCCGTTTGATAGTAGGGTATTGCGCAGTTCCGCGCGGTTCATGTTAGACTTGGCAGACACGTTTTATCTCCATCTGTTTCAGTGTTACTCCATAGCACTGGTTATTCGGAAAGCACGGACTTGTCGGGTTCCTGAAAACGTTAAACGGCGCTCAGTGAGCGCCGTTTTTATTGACCGGCAAACCGTCTGCCGAGTGTATCAGCCCGCCCTATGCGGCGCTGTCCGAATTATCACCAATGGGCAGTGGTTCAGCGGGCTCGCCCGCCTCGATCGGGCGGGTTATACTACGGATCGCAGCCATAAAGCCCTGCTGGATATGCGTTTTGCCGATTGCAAGCCAACGTTTGTCCATATCTGAAATATCGATTTGCATTTCTTCCAATCGTCCGAGCAACAAACGCTCAGCCTTTTTAAGCTCATTAACATATTTGATTTCCTGCGCAGTCAATTCACGGTACCCCGCGATTTTTCGGTGTTGATTGTCCATCGTTATCTCCTTCAATGACTGGCCGCAACGCGCGTGCGGCCGTTTCGCGGATTTCAAACCAGCCGCTTGGAAAGGTATCGGGAAACATCAACATAGCCAGCCGGGCGAATTCGCCACATACGTTATTGTTGATTTTGAATTCCGATGTATCTTCCAAGTGCGAGTGATAACGCACCACTTCAATAATTGTTTTTGCCCCGTAATGCGTGCGTCCGGTGTTACGCATGCGAACTGCGTATTGCAGAAACTGCCGGAAAATGTGCATATTCTCATCCACATAATCCGGCAGCCCTTGCCACCACCTCATCGGTTCGGCATACTCGGCGATGCAACCAATCACCCGCGCCTTTTGTACCTGTTCGGGAATACGCAGATACTGGCTAACCGATAATGTCTGCCGTGGTTTTTGTACCTTAGTCTTCAACGTTACCGCGCGCTTTCTTCAAAATATTTTCAATGCTTTCTAAACTATCGAGCGTGGCACAGCCTAAAAAATGTTCGCTATCCTCTACCTGCTGGGCTTTTGCGCCAAGTACATCTAAACGATGGCACAGCATCAAGCCGACATAGAATAAACCCGATTGCTGCACGCCATAATCGCTGGGGTATTCCTGGCGCACGCTCATGGTGCCCGCCACCACGGCCAATTCATTCAATAAATCTTCGTAGGGGTTAGACGGTGCGCGGTCTTGTTCGGTGTTGTCGCGGTCCATTCCGTTATCCTCTGTCATTGGTTTTTCTCCGCTGGGTAGGCAATGGCGGCGCTCAGCTTATCGCCTAATGTTTGAACTTCCACAACCAACTGTTCGAGCGCGTCCGCGATGCGTTTTTGCTGCTCGGCATTGGCCGCTATATAGTCCAGCGCATGCGTAATGCGGCTTAACATGCCTTCTTTAATTTGTTCGTCCATACTATCGGCTCCTTATTTCGTGTAATACGGTCCGCTTTCAATACTGGCCGTTAAGGGTAAGCCATCCGCCGCTTCCGGGTGGTCGGCCATAAAAAAGCGCAGCGCTAAGGTGAATGCTTCTAGCTGCCCTTGTGGTATCTCGCACACGATTTCATCGTGCGTATGCAGCACGCAGACATCGGCCACTTTGCGCAGTGTGCGGCGCAGTATGCTGGCCGCCGTAGCCTGTGTGATGTTTTCCGCAAGCATCCCATACCACAGTTCCACGCGGCCGTAGCCGCTCCCGAAACCGCGCACAAAGGTAGTCACCCATCGGTGGTAAACCTGTCCGGTGTCTTCGTCTTCGTATTCCACCCGCTCATGGCGAAACTGGGGATACACTAACCAGCGGGTATCGGGCAGCGCACAGATCAGCGTGCCACGCATCAAATCCGGGTGAAATAGATACTTGACGCGCCCGGCGTGATGCCAAACGCCGGGATTTCTATACGCCTGGATAGCCGCTTCCCACAGTTCATGCCAGAAATGCACGCACCACGCGTTAGCCGCGCGCCACGTATCGACAATGTGGCGCACCTGTGCGGCCGGTACCGTCACGCCATACCCCCGGCCCATCGCTGAGAACGCCCCCACGGCACCCCCAAAGCCCAACGCCAGCTCAGCCACCTTACCCACCTGCCGCTGCTCGTCCGTGGCGCTGAGCGGGTCTGTGAGCCCGTAAATGGGGGCAGCGGCGAACTTGTACACGTCCTGACCGCTGCGAAACAGGTCCAGCTTACGCTCGGCACCGGGGGAAGCCGCCAGCCACGGCAGCACGCGCGCTTCTATTTGATCCCAATCACCCCACACCAGCAGTTTGCCGTCCGGCGCGACGAAAGTCGGGCGTATCAGACGCGCCAGCAGCCGGGAAACCGGATAACCATAGGTATCGCGCAGTACCGTGGGCGCGAAGCCGCTTAGGATGTCTTCCATGGCGTCTAGCGCGCGGTTGGGGTCAGTTTTACTGACCGGCGCGCGGATAATGTTATGCACCTGAATACCGCGCGAGCTGAATCGCCCGGTTTGGCCCGCGCCGTTGAATGAATAGCCGCCGTGTACCCGCTCAAGGTTACAATCGCCGGTCGCTTGGTTGACAATAGCCGTGAATTTACGCACCGCCGCGCTGTTGCCCGCTTCCACCAGTTCAAGAAACTGGATAATCCGTTCGGCATGGCTTTCCATGAACCGTTCGGCGTGCTCCGGGTGCATGATCGTTTCCAGCACGGCCTCGCGGGTTGGCCGGTCGCAGGAATAACGCGGCCGCCCGTCTTCTTTCATGGGCTCTTCCACCAATTCCTGCAATTCTTGATCGGGGTGTAACTGGTCGTGAAGCCAGCGCGCTTTGCGCAAGTGCGCCGAAAGCGTCAAGCCGACATCACCGGTCAACGTGGCGAGCTGCCCATTGATGTCGTCAAACTCGGCCGTGGCGTAATGCTGCGCGGCGCGCGCAAACGGCAAATCCACCGCCACGCCTCTATCGTTAATCTGTTCGCTGGCGTGGTATTCGGCCCATTCGGTCATAGTTAGCGGCCGCGTGCATTGCCACAAATCGCGCATCGCCAACACGTCTTTGGTGCAATAGGCGCGAAAATGGCCCATCTTTTCAGCGGTCTCGAATGCCTGTGAATCCCACGTGGCACGCTCGCCATTGCTGAGCTGGGCAATCAGTTGTTTACCTTTCGGGTCTTTGGTGTGGGGTGTGCCAAGCGCCTCGCACGCCTTGCCAAGCTGGCCGGGCAGGTTATTGCCTTCCGCTTGCGCCTGGGCGCACAGTACCTGTTCAAGCGGCAATTCTGGCCACCCGTATTTCGGCACCATGACCGCGTTCCAAATCCAGCGATCAAAAAAGGCATTCCAGAACACAAAATAGCCGCCATTCCGGCAATGTTCCAGCATGGTTTCCGGGCGCAAAGGATCGGCGTGCGATAGCACCGTGTTACCCCACGCCCACGCGGGCGACCATACGGCCCCGTCGTCATCATCAAAGGCGTAACCCCACACAATGCCCTGGGTGCTGGGGTGATGTGCGTAGCGATACGCACCCACAACGGTAACGTCTAAAAGCGAGCGCGTTTCAGAATCGGCGAAACAGATTTGTGGCATGGCGAGAAAAAGGGCGCACTCTCCGATGGTAGCGGTGTACTTTAGGGCTAAACGCCGCAACGTTACCCGGTACCCCCATCAAAGAGTGCGCTTGAACTTAGGCTTTCGCGCGCCGCCGACGCCGGGCGGGTTTTTCCGGCTCGGCTTCGGCTTCGCTAGTGGCGTCCGCTTCTGTCTTTTTGCTGCGGCGTCGCCGACGCGGTTTTTCCGGTTCAGGTTCGCTTGTGGCGGCCTGTTCCGGTGCAACGGTGGGTTCGTCTTTCCGCTCGGCTTCCGCACTGGTATCAATGGCGGCGGCCTGACCATCATTAATGTCTAACCACTGCTCAACTTCCAACAGCGGCACAAAAATTTCGCCATATTTCTTGTGTTCATAGGAATCCACTTCCAACTGCACCACCGGCACAATGTGGGCGGCGTCTATCTGTGCCTGTGAGATAATCTCATCGATCAGCTTTTTGGTGGCATTGCGCAAGCCGGTGGATGTGCCCTTGTAGAGCACGGTCTGGCCCGCGTCTTCGCCGGTCAGACACTGCAACTGCATGCTAACCTGTTGATTCCATGTTTGGCCGTAGTCCGGCAGTTCACCGCGAAGTGGCGGCATCTGATTAAAAGGCACCATCCGCTCATCGAGCAATTCACCGTCGCCCCAACACGCAAAACCGTGCTGTAATGAATAGGGATTAATGGCCCATTGGCTACCTTCTTCCGGTTCGATCTTTTCAGCGCCATAAGCAAATAAGCCGGATTTCAGCAAGCGCAGAAACGGCATGCCGCCACTGCTGCCGACTAGACTTTGATTCATGGTCTGTAGGTTTTTTGCTAAATCTTCGGCATTGGCCGGGAGTCCGGTACCGAATTTCACAATGTTAGTCATGGTTTGCTGCTCCTGTTTCCTGTTTGCTGTCTGCTGTCTGCTGTTTGCTGTTGTGGGAGCGCGTTAGCCAATAAATCCATGGTGCTAGTAACCGCCGCCCTATTATCCGTATCGCTCACCACTGTGAGGCCGGAACTTTTTGATTCTACAAGATCGGCTAATACCTTGCTATACAGTTTTGGTAACTTCTTTTCCGCTTGCGCGGGTGACAGTAACGTACGCTTATAGATTTCATTGATTTTGATTTTTCGCCGCCGCAAAATCGTGGCTATTGCCGCCTCATTAACCCATGACCGGCTGGCGCGTTTTTGTACAAGTTTGTATCCTGGCACGGCCACGCCGGTTTCCATTTCCCCCTGTGCGAGCGTGTACAGGTCATCGATCCAACTTTTAAGCTGTTCGGCGACACTGAGCCAGTGGCCCAGCTCCACGGCTGTCATGCTCTTAGGCGGTTTGCTCAACGCTTCGGAAGCCAGCTCGCTGTAAGCCGGGCAGATCGGCTTAGCGGCGCACCAGCGGCACCAATCGCCGGTCTTGGCCGGTGGGTTCGGCTGTTGCGCCTTTTCCATGGCGTCGCTGGCCTGATCTACGAACGCCTCGATAAAGTTTTCATCGGTTTCCCATGTCCATAGCACTTGATCGCTACCGCTACGCGGCTGCACAATGTGGAACACGATACCGGTAATGTCTGAGCAAAATTCCACCAATTCCGGTTCGGTATCGTAAAGTGCGGCGGCAGCGTAAAACGCCAACGCCATATTGCCCTCAACACCTACTGACACACCTTCGCCGAATTTCCAATCCAATACATGCAGGCGATTATTGATATCGATACCAATGAGGTCAGACGTGCCAAACGCGCCGGGTATGATTTCCTCAAGCGACACGCGCTGCTCGATAAACCAATCCTGTAGATCATAGGCACTTAAAACCTGAACGAAAGCGTGCCACGCGGGCATGATTTTGGTCTTGATTTGTTCCGGCGTAATCGCCCACTGCTCGCCATAGCCTAAATCTTGCCCCTCTAAATCTTTGAGCGCTTTTCGATACTCTTTTTCATAGTTAGCGCTTTCAGGGTCCAAGGCAGTCAGCAACAGTTCCATGGCTGAATGGAATACATTACCCTGGATGGCGTAATCAGATTGGGGTTTTGGTGGCGCTTGTTGTTCTAGGGTAAGGCTAAGTAGACAGTTGATCCTTTGGGTGGCTGTTGAGCCGCCCATAACATGACTGTGTTCCATTTTTTCCGTGTCTCCCGTGGCGAGCGGGAAACAAAAAGCCGCAATGCTCCATTACTTTTTCTTCCCACGCTTGATAATGCCGCGCCTTCGCGCGACTGAAATAGCGGCACCGGGTGCCGCTGAGTGTTTGCTGAGTGCTTCCGACAATGCCTTTTTGGTTACTGTGCCGATGCCGTCTTTTTTCTCCAGCCGCTGCATGATCTGCGTGATCTTTTCGTAAAGCGAACCGGCCGTGGCTTCCTCGATATCGCCCAACAGCACAATTTCATCGGCTGCGATACGTCCGCTTATGTGCACCTTTCGCGCACCGCCTTGCTTTTTCGGTACATCTTCCGCGTTGGCGTCGATGTACTGCACCTGTATATCATATCCTTTGTTGCCGAGTCGCGCGAATAAATCGCCCATCTGATGTTCAGTGAGATTTTTTATTGTGATGTTAAAAGACACTATTTGTTACCCCCTTTCTTTGTTGCTTTCTTCTTTGTTCGTTTGTGCGGCACTGCGCGCGGATTAGTGATCAAGTGATCCATTCGCTTTTCTAGTTTTTCAAGCTGGATGGCGCGTTTCTTTTTGTCGCTCTGACTGCGGCCGCGCCAATACGCGAGCCCTGAATAGCACTGACGGCAGACGCCTAGTATTGCGTAATACTCTTCGTTCGGACAAAATTTACAGGTTGCCATGGCGAGGTTTCCTTTTGTTGTCGATTCTATTTGTTAGGCACTAAGCCCTCGGCTACGAGTTTGCTAGTGACGTTTTCAACGTACCCAATCACCAGTTGTGAGAAAGCCCACGTTAGTGATTGACCGTGAATAACTGCAACGCCAAAAATGTGCGTGCGTGGATCGAATCCAGAGTTTGTTAATCCAATCGGGTGTACTTCATAGCGGTCTTTTTCTTTGACTACTTCGGGGTGTTTCTGCAAGGCTGATTTGAGCGGCTTAATGTAGTCGGGTCGTGCTAGCTCAATAAAGGTCGCATCTGTTCTTATTTTCTTCAACAGCACGCCGTTAGCGCAACCGCCGATTACAACTACATCCATAACAGCCGATAACTGTTGTTCTGGTTTTGCCTTTGCATTGCGCTTAGCGCGCGCTTGCTTCAGTTCGTCTTGTGTTGGTTTACGTCGTGCCATAATTAAAATCTCGGTCCTTTGTTTATAATGGATTAATGCGGGCTTCTTTATCGCCGCGATATTCCATAGATGCTTCAGATATCAGTATTTCAATAATCTCGCGGCGGCTGCGCGCGTTGGCATTGCACAGCTCATCGAGCCTATCGATAAACTCAGTACCCATGCGCAATACCACGCTCTGCACGTAATCCGGGTCACGAAAGCCGCCGCGTTTTAACGGCGTGGTAGGCGCTTCTTGGACTTTCTTTTTCCGGCGTTTTGTCATTGGCATACTTAAAATTCCCCATCTTGTAGTGCGTCATGCACTTATGGTAACATGATAGCCGTGTGATATACAATTCGGGACCAACACCCACTATGCATGAGTCGTTACCGCCTGATAAATTTATCGAAAACCTTAAACGCACGCGCGACACGCTGGGCACGTGCCCGCACCCGTCCAAGGTTCGTTTTAAGACAAAAGAGTACGCACAAGTCCGCGCTACCGTGCTCGGTTATAACGCCTATGAATGCGTGTGCGGGTATTGGCATCTAACTAGCCAACAGTCTATAAATGAAAGTACATCGGGAGAATAAAAATGAAAATATACGATTTCAATTGGGAAAGAGCACGCCGCATTCCTATCGCTGAACGAAAACGACTGCTCAACACTCCAGAAGCACGCCGGAAAAGACAACTGCTTCGCGAAAAACAATTCGCAGAATTAGCGAAACGCGGCGTGACAATAACGCGTAATGCTGACACCGAATGATCTAGAGCCCGATCAGCTCAAGTGCATCGCTTTCATCGATAGCGGTGAAGATGCATTGGTCTGCGCCGATGTCGGCACCGGTAAAACGGTTATCGCTCTGACTGCTGCACTGCGCGCCTTGCAATCGTCGTTTCATAATGGTGAAGTTAAACGCTGGCTAGTGGTCGCGCCCTTACTGGTAGCAACTGATACGTGGTCTCAGGAACCATCGCTTTGGGAGCACTTACGAGACATCAAACTAGCCATCGCTTGCGGCACCGCCAAACAACGTTTGAAAGCTATTGAATCCGATGCGCAGATCGTTGTCATCAACTATGAAAACCTGCCCTGGTTGATGAATCACTACCCGCGCCCGCTCAAGCGTAAAGGCATACGCCCGCCCGATCCGCTGCCGTTCGATGGTCTGATCTGTGACGAAATAGACAAGCTGAAAGATGTCAGTTCGCAGCGCTTCAAAGCGTTTCGCGAGCGCATTGGTATCTTTAATAAACGCATTGGATTAACGGGCACGCTGATACCGAACAAGCTAACAGAAGTGTGGGGGCAAGCGTATATCGTTGACGGCGGTCAGAGTTTCGGGCGCAGTTTTTACAAGTGGCAACGCGAGTATTTCTATCCAACCGATTTTCAACAGCGCAAGTGGGCACCCTTTCCAAACACCCGACAAACCATACTACACGCTTTAAGTGACCTTGCGTACCGCTTGCCCGCCGTCAATCTGCCTGATGTGGTGGTGCTCGAACCGCACAAGATGCGCTTGCCCTTATCGATTCGAGCGCGCTATGTGGAGCTTGAAAAGAATTTCCTTTTGTATCTTGACGATCCAACTGGCAAACAGCGTGAAGTGGAAGCCGCCAACGCGGCCGTTTTGTCCGGCAAGTTGCAACAAATCGTTGCCGGGTTTTCCTATGTGGATCGCACTAAGGATGCTGTGTGGCACAGCAAAGCCCGCTTTGATTGGTATGACAATTTATACACCGGCCTGGGTAAACAGCTATTGGTGTTCTATCACTATCGCGAGGAATTGGACGAACTGCGCCGACGTTACCCGGACTTGCATTACTTGGGCGGTGGCGTGTCCAATAAGAAAGCGCGCACCTCGATCAAAGCGTGGAATGCTGGGGAGTTGCCACAACTCGCACTGCATCCGGCTAGCGCCGGGCACGGGCTTAACCTACAAAAATCCGGCGCGCACCATATCGCCTTTCTCACGCTGCCCTGGTCGGGCGGCATGTATAAACAGGTCATCGGACGGCTGGCCCGGCGTGGTCAAGCCGCCAAGCAAATCTATGTCCACACCGCGTTATTCAGTGATACGATTGACGAAACAGTGTTTGGTGTTGTCACCGGAAAACTGAGCGGCATGGAAGATTTTTTGAATGATCTTGAAGCCATTGGAGCGGGAAACTGAACGCGAATGCAATCGCATTGCCGAGAAAGCCGGTTGGCTACATATCAAGCTGGATAAAGCCGCACGCGGTTGGCCGGACCAAATTTACTTTGGCCCGGCCTGTCAAAAGTTAATTGTAGAATTCAAGCGCTCCGGCCAAAACCCACGCCCGCAGCAAGCGGCGAATCATCGTCGTCTGGACTATCTTGGTCATCCTGTAACGGTAGTGCGCTCTGTGGATCATTTTCGGAAGCTGCTGGCACAGCATCAATACTAGCCAGCGCAATCCCAAGTTGCTCATGCATGGCGCGAGCCACATCCACCTGTAACACTTGCTTGGTGCCGTTCGGCATAAGCAGATCGATGTATACAACCGGACGTGCGGTGATTGGTGATGGTGTTTGCATAGGCGAGATTTCCTGCGTTAGCTAATGGATTGGCCGATGATATACCATATTGTAGCTGACCGTTTCCATATCCGCGCCCAACCGTTATCCGCAATTGTCCGGTTGCCAGTTACCGCGTTGCCTTCATTGCCCAGCCAATGCAAATTCACGCCTGACGGTGAATCGCTAATCGTCACGTTGTTACCGCTTTCGTTGTACACGTAAAACCAGCAGCCGCGCGGAAAGGGTACCGAACTGGCGGGCAGGGTAATGGTACTTGTACCGGCCGTGGCAACATGCCCCGCGTACAGATCGGAACTGAGAACGTTAAAACTCGCGGCAAAAGATTGATCGCCTGCCACCGGTACAATTGCTCGCGGCACGCCCGCCGCATCGAGCACGGAACCGCCAACGCCCCATGTATCGGTGGAGTGTACCTGCGTGGAAATAGATACCGCTGCGGTACCGCCATCCAGTATTTGAGTGCGCTGATCAGGGTCAAAGACAAAACCGTTACGTGTAACGCCCGCATTAGTGGTTGCGCTAAGCGTTAGGAAACCGTTTCGAGTGCTGTTGCGGATAATCATGTCATCGACGCCGGGCCAATCGATAAAGCCGACTACTTGACCGCTGAGATTGGTAAACTCTAAGTGTGGGTCTTGCGCCGTGCCGCTTACCGCCGGATCGTTATTGAGCGTGCCGCGAATCTGCCAGCCATCGGCAATTTCAAACACGCGCACACTCGGTTCGTATTGCACGTTGCCGGTATCCCATTGCAAAACTTCGCCGTCAGCGCTGCCCGCAATGACATTCGCGCCGCCCAGATCGGACGTTGTTAGCACACGCTCGAAACCGGCACCGGTCAACATGTTGTTAGCTTCAAGGCCACCGCTAGCGGATGCAATGGTGCGCGTTACACTGCCGCCATTGTAAAACAGTTCCACATCGGTATCGGGATCGGCAAAAAACATGTTTTGCGCAATACCTGCGACCGTAGTGCCGCGCATAAAGATTTCGCCGCCGCGCATGTTATTGCGAATGCTTAAATCGTTCGCCGTCTCATAACCCACCAGCCCCAAGTTGGCGACGCCGTTTAAATCCTCAAACGATAGGCGTGTATCAACCGCCTCTGTGGTCGGCGGGCTCGCTGCGGCAACACTACCGCGCGCAATAACGCCAGACGCTTGAGTAACCAGCGTCGCAGAACCGCTGTTGAATAGCGTTACCACGCCAGTACCCGATTGCGCGCCCGCGTTAACGTTACCGCCTAACGCATTCAAATCGAGCGCAGCGGCCGTGGTCGCATCGGACTTACTTTGAATGTCGCCCGGTCCCTGCTCCAGATGCTGCGCGCTGGTCGGATCGGCAGCGCCGATGTTCAGCGCTACATCGGTATCCGCCAGATCGGGGTCGTTACTGTTGGTCAGTATCAAGTCTGACGTTGTTGCGGTACCGGCCAGCGTGCCCATGACTTGGAAATTCGTGCCGTCATAGCGGAATTCATAGATGCCACCCGCTTGTATTTCGCCCGCCGCCAATGGGGTACCGGCACGGTCCACGATGGTCTGCGCGCCAATACCGTTGACATCGATGGTGCTCGCGCCGGTATTGGTGGCGTTTATCTCGCAAGCGAAATACATGCCTTGGAAATAACTGCTGTATCCCGTCTCATTGAGCGTTAACGTGTAGGCATCGGCCACGCCTGCCGCTTGCAACGAGCCGTTAACATCCGCAAAGTATCGCTTGAGCGTGCCTTGAACCGCTCGGCCCGTGTTGTTAACCTCGCTGTACTGCATGGTATTTTCGGGCCAACCATCCGGTGGAGCCGCGTTATTGTTGGCGTCCACGATATCCCAAGCGTTTAATTCACTCATCCCGTTAATCCTCTAACTCTTTCGGCAAGCGTTTCTGTGATTCCATAACACGTGAATACAGTTTCATCCACCTGATTGGTACTCACTCCAATCGATCCATTCGCAGCAAGCATAATGCCTGAGCCTGGGTGCTGCGCCTGAAACACGCCCGTAACAAACCCGCCTGCTGTTGTTTTATCGTAAGTAAAAGCCGCGATTGCCGTGGTGCCATCGTATATATCCGAACCGCTATCATCGTGAAAAATTACAATGTCCGCTGTATTGCTGCCGCTGATCGGTGCTTGAGCAATTAACAGCAACGTTAGTTCCGTGCGCAGCTCGCTGGCCTTGAACAGTTGCACGGGTGTTGTCACACCCGGCCGCACGCGTCCGAGCAATTCACCCTGTGCGTGTGAAACTTGGTATGTCATTGCCCGCCCTGCTGTGTGCCGTATTCAGGTCCACCCGGCTGTGGCAATCCTGTGGATAACAAACCGCCCATCATGGCGGAAGGTGTTACGGGTGCCCCGGTGGCAAGCAAGCCGCCCATGGTCTGCGGCTGCGTAATTGCCTCTAAATCTTTGCCCATTAATAGGCCGCCTTGACGTGCTGTTACAGCCGCTTTCCGCGCTTGCTGCGCTACCTTTGGCGATAGCGCGCCATAGAGTTTTTGGGCGGCAAAACCACTAGCGCGCGCCAGTTCACCACCGCCCGCACCCAACGCACCCGTATAGCCTATGATCTGTGCCAGCCTGCCGCCTGGGTTTTCACCAGCGGCCAGATACTTGTATGTTTTACTGTTGGCGGTTGCTTCTTTAAAGGTGTTAAACATCTTTTGTTCTTGTTCGATGTAGTTCATGAAATCATCGTATTGTTTCCGGCCGCCAAACGCTGCCCTGACCGCTTCGAGCTTTCTCGGCTTGTCAAAGATGCCTTTCGTTATGTCAGCGGTAAAAGATTTATCGCCCAGCTTTCTACCGATGGCGCGCAGATGGCCAATTTTGACAAACTGTTTTTCCGCATCGGTCATGTCGGCCATTCTTGCGGCGGTAATGTCGGCGTCATCGCTGAATAGACGCAATCCAAGGTCCATGGCTTCATCGTTGGCCTTATCACCGGCCCACGCCTTGCGAGCGGTTCTGAGTGCTGGGTTTGCCGTGTAGAGCATTTCCCGAAATTCGTTACGCATCGGGCCGAGCCGCTTTGCGAGCGCGGGCTGATCTTTCCACGCTTTATTTACCACGTCATCCATACCCTGCAAAACCTGATCAAGCTCCACGGTGCTCATCATGGTGCCGGGTTTTGGGAAGCCGGGCAGCGGCGACTTGTCGTCAAGCTGGCGCAATTGATTGGCGGTTTTAATCGCCGGTCGAAATGCGGGGCGTGTAACCATAGTGCGCATTTCCGGTGTGAAACGAATTGGAACCGCTTCCGCCGCACCATATAAACGATCCGCCCTTTCACGCATGTCTTTAATGAGCTGTTTACGCGCGTGGCCAAAGTTATCCTGTCCGCCGATGGCTTGCGCAAGTTTTGGAAAAACGCGTTTCCATTGCGCTTTGTTGCGATCCGTAAGCGTGGCGCGAATGTCGCGGCCGGTTGGTGTCGGCGTCTGTGCCAATTGATCGGTAAGATCGCGTAAACCGGGTCCGAGATCAGCCACCATCATGCCCGGCGTGTCCGCCAGTTCGCGCTTGGCTGCATCCAGCGTTATATCACCGCTTGCGATGTCTTCCTGCAAACGATCCATAACCAATCGCCGCCCATCTTCGTTGATTTTGGCTTGTTTAGTAAACGGTCGTGTAACGAAAGGAATATTGCGCGCAACACCCCGCGCTGCGGCCCCCAAAAACGGCGTGGCCGCACCGAGACCCGCACCGAGACCCGCGCCAATACCCGTGGCTGTGAGCGCTTCTGTGGTTTCGCGGCTAACGTCTTCCGGCGTACCGAATGCAGCGGCTGCGAGCGGATCGCCTTCACCCATGCCATACCCGGCTGCACCACCGAGCCCGGCACCAACACCGGCCAGCCGTGCGGCACCTTTACGAAGTCCCTGCCCGGCCACGGCTTTCGCCGCACCCACGCCACCCGTACCCAAACCGCCCACCACTTCGGCGATACCCGTGGTCCATGGGTCTTCCTGCCGGGCGGTTTCGAGCGCGCCGCGTTGTGATTCCAACGCCGTTTGGTACTTTTCGCCAAAACCGCGCGGGTCTTCGGCCATGTCTTTGTACTGTTTGAAACGCTCTAAAAAACTGCCTTCGCCGCCTTCAGTACCAACGCCAAGTCCGTACAGCGTACTGCCGAGATACTTATCGAAAAACTCGCCCGTACCGGCGCGCAGCGCGGCGGCGGCCTCATCATGGAAACCCAACGTGGCACCTTGCGCGACACCTTGTGCCAAGGATTCTCCAAAGCTGCTTCGATCATCGTCAAACTGCCCGGTATCGAGCATGTTTTTAAACATCGCTATCCCTTGAGCATCGCCCGCTTGGTGGGCTTGCACTAAGGATTGTTTCAGTTCCGCTGACGTTGGCATGGTTTAGTACCCGTATCTTTCAAAATGTCTGCTTCGGATTCACCCGCGCCACCGGCAGGTTGTGGCGGGCCACCCGGCATGGCCCCTGCTTGGCCCGTTGGCCCTTGCACCGTGGGTTGCCCGGTACGCACAATATCCGGCTGCGCACCGATAGCTTGACGGCGATAGTAGTGCTGTGCGGCTTGGTTCATGTCCATTTCCGTGCCATCTTCATTGAGCGGGTTATACATTTGCAGCCCGTTGTTATACATCGCGTCGCTGATCCATCGACCTTTATTTTTCTGCCAGTCGGCTGATAACCCCGCCACGTTGCGTTCCATGCCGATAAAATGGGAGCGGTGCGCATTCCATGCGTATTCCATCACCTGCAATTTCTGTACGCCGCGCATAAACGCCGCCAAATAGGCCGGGCTGACATTCGGTCCGGGCCACCCTTCGCGCGCGATCGCGATGTCTTTATCCGATGCCACGCCGGGCGGTAGATCGGCAATCACCTTGCTGTTTTTCAAGCCACGGTATTCTTGTTTCAGCAGCTCGGTGTCATCGACGTTACCGGTAATGTTGCGCGAGAACCATTCATCCACGGTGCCCACAATGCCCTGTGTGTAATCGCCCGAACGCGCCGCCGCATCGAGCCGGTCAACCATCGAGCCCATACGCCCGATCTGGCTGCCAGAGGTGTACATTTTTTCATCGGCTTTCAGGATCGCGGAATTTTCCTCGCTGGTCAGCGTCTGTTTCGGTTCTAACAGATCGAATTGCAGTTGCCCGGTCTGTACGTAATTGTCATGGAACCGCTGCAAACTTTTCGCGCTCCAATCGTATGGGTTGACGTTGCCGTACAACTTTAAGAATTGTTCAATGGGCTGGTTTGCACGATCCAGCACCTGCTGTTTTTGCATGGTGTCAACATACTGCTGGCCCACGGCTGACGGTCTTTCCGCGCCTTCGGCCATAATGCCGTAGATTTCATTCAGCCGTTTCGCGCCACCCGGCCCACTGAATCCACCGGGCTGCACACCGGGCGGCTGGCGCTGCACCGCCAACGCGCCTGACTGACGATTCTGCATCTGCCGCATTTGTTCCAGCCCTTGCTGTCGCGCTGCCTGCTCAGCGGTCTGCTGATCGTTCACCGGCATACCGGGCTGTTGTGGGATTCCGTTAGCCATAATTATTCACCGTCCGATAATCTGTTCCCACGCCATGCGATTCTGCTGGCGCTGCATGTCCTGGCCGCCCGGTAAGCCCGTATAAGCGGGCACATACCCCGTTTGCGGCATGGGTGGTGCCATGCCCGCTCCCATCGACGCGCCGGGCTGTCCGGGTGCCAGAGACATCTGCAACGCCTGTTCTTGTGCGGTTGGTGGCGCTTGGCCCGGTACCTGTTGCCCCTGTGCCGCAAAGTAAGCCGCCAATGCTTTGCGCGCCTTTTCCAGCCGGTCGCGGTCTTCCTGCGATTCCATCTGTTTCTTGCCTGCCGTCATGCCTTTATAGGCGGCCTTAAACGGGTTGATGCTTGCGTCCTGGCTGGATGCCAGCAAGCCCATGCCCGCCCCGAAACCCGGACTGTTGAGTAGCGCGGCTTGCTGTTTGGGATCGCTGAGCAATCCACCCATGGTGTTTTTCAGTCCGCCGAAAGAAAAATCTTTTAATGGCATTGTCTTTGTCTCCTATGCGATTGCGCCAAGTAGTCCGCCGCCAAGTGCTAACCATGGATTGCCGGTCGCAGCGCCTGCCAGCGCACCGCCTGCCGCGCCTGACCAACGGCTGCCGCCGGGTGCCGTGCTGGTTTCGGTACCGTATCCTGCGGGCAGTCCCTGAATGAGATTGGCATACGCGCCCAGATTTGCCATTGGCTGATTTTGCCCGTAATCCCAACGCGCCTGCTGGCCGGAAATCAGCCGCTGAGCTTGGTCCTGGGTCATGCCGCCCACTTGCATAAGCCGATCGATGTCCCCGTATTGCATGTTCTGGTATTGCGGTGCGAGCGTTCCGGCGCGGAATTGCTGCTGTCCGATGTCGCCGTACAGCCCGCCAAGCTGTTCTAAGCCGCCAAGTCCGAGATTGCCCAGCGCCTGCCCGGCACTTAAGCCCAATTCTCCCGCCAATTGTCGGCGCTGAATATCGCCTTGCATGCCGGTGCCGTACAGCTCGGCGGCAAGCTGTCCGCCGCTCAGTCCGAGCTGGCCCGCCTGCTGTGCGGCCTGCTGACCGAGTTGACGTTCACCGGTATACAAGTTTCCCGCTGCCTGTCGCTGGCCCAACCCCAACTCACCGGCTCCAAGTCCGAGCTGGCCGAGTTGCTGTGTGGCCTGTTCCTGCCGTCCGCGCTCTGATTCGTACGCGGGCGAATAGATGTCGCCGTACAGCCCGGCCAACTCACCGGCCACGTCACCGGCCGCCCGGCCTTGCATAAGCGCTTGCGCGCCGCTGCCGGTACGCCCTGCCGCGCCAAATTGACCGGCAATGGCTGGCAACACATCTTCCTCGAACTGTTCTTGAATACGGCCCGCGCCGGTTTCGTACATCTGGTCTAGATATGGGTTCGAGCCCAAATACTGCCCGCCAGCGGTCGCGCCAAGCTGCGCGGCCGCCCCCGGTATGGCTGCGGGTGTCGCGGACGGTTGATCGAAAAACTGGCCCGCCTCGCCTAACGTGCCGTAACCGGTCATCCCCTGCAACTGCTGTGCATAAGGTCCAACCGCGCCACCCGCAAACTGTGCGGCCTGGGGCATCGTCATATCACCCCCAACGCCTGCAATCTGTTGTGCTTGCTGCCCGGTCTGTCCGAGCATCTGTTGTGCTTGTGGGAGGCCGCCCATGGCACCCATCGCCCCGGCCTGTATTTGACGTGGGTCAATATTTTGTTGACCAAGTTGGCCGGTTAACCAATTGCCCATGGCCTGCTGTGAAGGATCGCCCCCAAGCGCGCGCTGCGTGGTCATGTCCATACCAAGCTGCTGCTGCGGCGAAAACGGCGCTACCGTTTGACCGGGATAGTATTGCGGCCCGCCGCCATAATACTGGTTTTGCGCTTCGCGAAAAATGTCTTGTAAGTAGGGCTGCTGACCACCCCACGGTGCGGCCTCGCTTGTGGTCGTCTGATCGGATTTACTGCCCATGATCTAGCTCTCTCCTGAAAATGGTCCACGTCGGTTTGTATGCCGGGTGCTTTTTGGCGGCTACTTTGATCCAGCCGTGGCGGCCGGAAAACTCCACGGCTGCACAGTTATTGTGCCGGGCGTAGGCTTCCTGTACGGTAATCCAATCAGCCAGCCAGCTATCCATATCGTCACCGGCTAGAAACATCACCCACAGCACCCGATGCAGCGGTAGCACCTTAATCTGTGTCACTACCACACCCTGAAAATCGTTAACTACCCATAGCTGCATGTGGCCGGTTTTTAATTCATCCAACACGGCATCCGTGGTGTAGCCGGTGCTCGGCTGGACGGCACGCCGCAGCACCGGCTCGGCTTTCGGCCACGCCAGCGTTAACAGCTCGGCTCGCACGCCACCAATGGCCGCAACCACGTCGTTAAAAATTTCTTCCGGGTCGGCGCTCATTCAACTTGGCCGAAAAAGCCCTGATTTTGCTGATACGGCTTTAATTCTTGAGCGCCACCCGCGTATTGCGAGCGCTGCTGTACGTAGGGTGAAACTTGCTGCGCCGGACGCACCGGCCGATACGGTGCGCCATAACTACCCATGCCACCGCCATAGCCGCCCATGCCACCGCCATAGCCGCCCATGCCATACTGTTGCGGCATAAAGCCGCCAAAGCGATTAGCGATCGCGCCCATTGCCTGCCCAAGTGCGCCGCGTTGATTGAACAAGCTGCCGCCCCTCATGCCGCTGCCGCCACCAAACGGCATGGCACCGGGTGCGCTATAGCTGCCGGGTCCATAGGGATTCTGGCCGCCGCTGTAGCCGAAGCCAGAACCGCCGAAATAGCCGCCGTAACCGCCACCACCATAGCCGCCCATTCCGGCCGTGTTGTACCGTCCGGGTGCGCCGCCCATGCCAAAGCCCGGCCATGCGCCGGTACGGCCGCCATACTGCTGGCCGCCGCCATACGGTTGATAGCTGAATGGCTGTTGGCCGTAACCACCAAAGCCATATTGGCCTTGCTGCTGGCGGCTCATGTCCTGCGTCAGCGCGTTATAACGGCCTTGACCGTAACCGCCCATACCACCACCGCCGCCTTGCCCGTAATTCATGCCGTACTGACTCGGCTGATTGCCAGTCTGCATGCCGGGATAACTCGATCCGCCGATGTAGTTTTGCAGGTTAAACGGAAGTTGCCCGATTGCACTGCTGCCTTGTCCGCCGCCCATTAGCGTCGCCCTCCATTCAATCTCATTTGTGCTTTAACGCCATTGCCGTGGCTGAATCCATTGGCAATATTGATGCGATAGCGTTGATACCGGGCATTCACCCGTACGTTGGCTTCACCGTTGATCGCGTTTAACGCTTTCGGCAAGGTAAAATTCACATTGTCTTGCAGCCGATTCCGGGTGCCCACTTCCACGGTAACGGTGCTTGAACCGCTCGCCTCGACCAGCGGGCGAATGCTGTTGCAATACATGCGCGTGTTATCGGGTCCGCTGATTTCCTTGGTATCGAGTGTTGCCGCTAAGGGCGTACCGTCGAAGGTGGCGGATTCATTGGAACTGTTAAAAGCTTGCAAACTGAGTGCGCCACCAGCGAATTGATCGCTATCTACCGGTATCGATTCAAGATCAATGCCGAGCGGTAACGGTCCGTCTAAGGCATCGAGCGAGAAACCGGGCGACACGAATTCATCAATAATCTGGGTATCAACTTCCGCGTATGACCATTTATCCGCCGCCCAGTTGTAAATTATCAACCGGTTGTTAATAGGTTCGCTGGCACTGGTACGGAATGCCCAGATAACCAGCCGGTTGCGCCGGTCGATAGCGCCGCGCATGGAATCGAGCGCATCAGTAGCGGCATTTTGCGCGAACCAATTGGACACCCGATTGGCTGAAATTTCCTGCGATTGGCGGCCATCGAAAACATAAAAACCGTCCCAACCATAGTAGTAAACCAATCCGCCTGACCACACCACGGAATTGGGCGCGGGCGTGCCACGCTTGCGCTCAACCTCATCAATTTGAAATACAATCGGCGGCCCGGCGTAATCGGCCCGAAAAATGGATTGCTCCAAAAAAATTACCGCGTATTCGCCGGGTACGATGCGCTGCACCCGTCCACCTCTGCCGAAAATTTCTTGGAAATCGGATTGCGTGGAAAGGCTTGGTGTCCACAGTTCGCTGTTGTTGTACGCGCTCCACTGGATGAAATTGGGTCCAAGGCTGTCGATGTCGCCAACCATCACGAAATCGCGCACGGTGGCGATACGTTTGGCTTGTGGCGGGTTGCCTGCCAAATCTGAAAACACGGCATCCACGCCTAAATCCCATTTCTGCATGGGCGACTCGATGGCGGTAGCAATCACGCGGTTGCCGAACTGCGTAAACTCCCAATTTGACGCGGAGTAAGGCGCGCTTGCGCCGCTTACAACGATCCACGTATTGCCACCGGACAGTTGATACAGATCATCGATATCGCCGCAAAAGTTAAACACCACATTGTTATCATCACGCGCCCAGAACGCGCCCAGACACACATTGGCCAACGCATTGGTAAACGAGCTGAGATCGTTCAACGCTCTATAAGATTTGAGCTGTGGAATGACATTAAGCGCAATCAGCGCGCCGGGATTGCTGTACTGCGGCAAGTCCGGCAACCACTCTGCAAACTCAATCACCTGTGCTTCGGTGCTCATACCACGCCTCGCGGATTGGCGTAGGCTTGTTTGGGCATCGCGCCATAGCGCTTACGATTTTCATGCCGATTCTGTTTCTCGATAGCCATGTCATACTTGGCTTGATACCGGTCTTCGAGCACATCTTCCTGTATGTACTCACACGCGGCGCGCAGTGTGGCATACAGATAGATGTCGTAATGATTGACCATCAGCCAGTTGGTATCGGGGTCGTTAACCAGCGCCGGAAAGCGCGCCCAATAATTGATTTGCACATCGACCGGTGTCGATACGCTGCCGGGTCCGGCAATCGTCATTTGCCACGTGAGCGCGCCTGCCGTGAGCGGCGATGCGTTGTTTCCTTCGAGCGTGTAAAACGCCCCCGCACGGCCGTTTTGCCATGCGCTCGATTCACGCAGCGCCTGGGGTGTCATGTACTCGATGCGACGAATGTTGTCATCGATAAATGGGTTGCGCGCTTCGAGAAAATCGCTTGGCAAATCTATAGATTGCCCGGTGATATTGAGCGTGGCCGTGGCTTCCTGTATCGCCAGCCGTAAATCGCGGGCGATATTGGATTCCGCAATTGCCAAAATCTGCGGGAAATCCGCGTTGGTTACGGCCACGTCATCGCGCGCCAGCCATGCATCGACTGACGTTTTGAGCTGCCCTAAGCTGCTCATAACTTTTTACCGTAAACGCTGCGCTGGTAGCCGGTGCGTAGTTTGCAGACATCGCGGGAATTCAATTTCATAACCTCGAATTCCGGCCATGTCATAGAATCACGGTAACGCTGCCGCCATTCCTTTTTCCACAGGTAATACGTATTGATCGGAATTTGCGCGGCGTGCTGAAATGGCCGCCCGCGCCCCTGCACCAGCGAACGCTTGCGCGCGCAGTCATCCAGAATTTCGCTTTCAATACTGGTCGGCGTGTGCTCGATCAGGGTGATCGCGTCGCCGTCTGCATCGATGTCAACGTAGTGTTGTACGCCTGTTGGTGCTATATCAAGTAGAAATCTCTGCCCCACGTTGTGCCGCCTTTAGTGCGGCCCGGCGCTCAGCCCGTCGATTTTTGGCGGTTGTATGTGGTGGTAGTTCAACCGCCGCTGTCATAGGCTCAGAGTCGGGCACGTCTTCTGCGGGCGAGTCCGCTGGTAGCGGCGCATCTGACTCTGTTTTGAGAATACGCACAGCCACCGCTGCACGTGCCTTTTCCATTTCCGCAGTTTCGGAAATGTCACGGGGTTTACACGTTGGGGAGCACAGTTTGCCCTCGCGATAACTGGCGTAATCCAGTGGTCGCGTAATGGCATCCAGCGTCATTTCCAGCTTACCGGTTTGCCAAAGTACCTCCAATAACGCTTGGCCATCCGGCAATAGGAAATCCTCGGCAATGTCGATTACTTCGCCCGGCTCCAGCTTACGCCGTTCCGGCCCACCACCCATGTGCAAACCCTGCGTGGAGACGCGTTCATCGAGCTGTTTAATCTTTACCCGTGGCATTTCGATTCCTATGCAGGATTGAGACACGGGCGACGCTGCCGCCCGTGCTGCCTCTGCTGTTCGTGAAGTTTAAGCCGTCATCGCTACCGTTTCGTCAACGTCAGCCACAACACCGCTGGCAGCTTCGTTGTTACTGGTAAGACACCAGTCCACCAAAATCTGCCGTCTTTCAGCATCACCAATTTTGGCGATACTCTCAGTTTTGTATCCGTCCAGATACGAAATTTCCCAGTATTCGGTGTCCAGAATCCAGAAATCGCGTTCACGCTGGAAGCGATTCGGAACCACATCGAGCACAGTGAAGTCGGACACGTACACGTCAACGGCACCCACTACGGAAACGCCGCCACGGTTAACCGGCCCCTGGTCCTGGCGCTGTGTAGCGATGCGCGCGTTCGCCGTAAACATGAAATTGCTGAACCGCTGTTTGACCGTGGTTCCGCACATCAACATATTGGGGTTGCCGCCCGCAATGTAACATTCACGCAACACCTGCAACATATTGGTTTCAGTCAGCGCTACTGGTGTGGCCGAATCCACGGCTGCCGTGGTCGGCTGGCCAAACGTGCCGCCGCTCAGTGTCGGATCAGCACCACCGGCACCGCGCACGGTGTTAGTGGCAATCCAAGCGCCCAGTCCGGCAGTCAGAGAAGCGGTGGTGCTGTTGCCCTGTAGCGTGGCTTGGTTTAACGTAGAAATAGCTTCAACATCCCTACGCAACTCCTTGCCTTTCTTAGCAATTTGATAGGCCAACTCCGATTTTCTTCCGGCCTTATTGACGATATTGGCACGCCGGGAAACTGCGATGTACTTGATCGAAATCTGACAGAACACGCCGATGCGCTGTGCCGGGTCCGAAGCGTCCGCGCCAAAATCAGCGCCGTCGATTGCGGCATTGCCGGTGTCCACGGCGGCCAGTTCGTCGATCTGCCATTCGTGCAGTGTTTGGTCTGCGTTTCCCCGGCCAGCGTTCGCCTGTAGCGGTACTTCGGTGGGGGAAATGTTATAGATTACATCCGTTAAATCCTCGCGGACATTATCGCCTTCGGTCGCAAGATCGAAGCGGTCAAAATTTGTTGCGCTCATTGGGCTACCCTCTAAATCATCGTTTCGATTACTCGCGCAGCGTCATCGACCGATCCAGATTTTCTTGCTCGCTCTTTCAATCGCGTTACGTTGTCACGCTTGATGCCTTTCGGCCCGCGTAATTGCTGTTTGCCCGGTTTGGTCAGCTTTGGAATATCTTTCTTAACCCGCTTTACTGTATCCCGCGCTTTCGATTTTTCTTCACGTAGCTGTTTGTTTTCTGCTCGCAGCGTGGCCAATTCTAGCGCCCCAAGCACCAACCGGTGATCAAAAATCTCGGCAATTTCCTCGTTATTGTAACCAAGCGAATCCATCGCACCGCGTGCGATTTGCACGTGCTCGGTGCCAAAGTCGGGCAGCCGCTCTCTCAGCGCTGTTTCTTCCCGTTGCTTTAACTCGCCACGTGCCTGTGTTCTGAATTGGTCGTATTGCTGCGCCGCTTGTTGGCGCGTTTGGCGTAATTGTCCGACACGCTGTCCAATTTCCTCGCGACGAGCTGTCCATTCAGCGGGGTCACTCTCACGTAATTGGGCTAGGCGTGGATCATTCAACTCCTGTGCGATTAGCTGCTCAGTTACATTCAACCCTTGTGCGAGAAATGAATGCTGCTGCTCAAACTGCTGCATGTTGAGCTTATAATCCTGCTCTGCGCGGCGGCGATCTTCTGCCAACTTGCCGGTATTGCGTCTGTAATCGGCGTCCTTCTGGTAGCCTGCTTCCAGCTCGGCAAGGGTCACTGTTACATCACCGTCAGCCGCTCGAAATGAATGGGTAATCTCGCTTTTGAGTTGATCCAGTGGAACCTCAAGCGCGGATGCCAGTTGTTCGAGTGTTTCGATGCTGTCAGTTTCTTGCGTGCTTTCGTCGGCGGTTTCGGGTGCCGGTTCGGTCCGATCGTCCTCGGTGTCACCGGCTTCGCGCTCGGTGTCCTCGGTTTGATCTTCCCCTGCTGCTGGCTGATCTTCTTCAGCCTCTGTGGGTGGCTGTTCGCCCCCTTCCTCAGACGCAGCAGCTTTGAAGCGTCCTCGGTCATCACGTTCAGATGGTACATTTCGTGGGTCCGTATCCGGGTTGTAATCCGGGTGGCCACGGCTTAACTGTTGCGGGTTAGGGTTAAACTGTCCATCATCATCCAGTAGCCCCTCGATACGACTGGCTACTGAACGAAGGTCCGAGCCTTCCGGTCCGCTTGTTGGTACCGGAGATTGTCGGTTGACTTCCTGATCCGCCATTGCTTATTCCTGTGTTGGTGCTTGCGGGCTAAAATCCGCAAGCCGTAATTTTTGACCTTGAACGCCCAGTGCGATTGCACGCTTGACGCTGCCTAGCGTCCGCAATGTCCTGCACAACTCGCGTTCGTAATTGTCAGTCACTTCCTGGCCATCGTGCTTGAGATTGCGGATTTCGTTAATCAGCCCTTCGTGCACGGCCTCGAAACCACGTATAAACGCGGGATCGTTTAGCAACCGTTCCGCTTCTTCGGCCTGTACGTCCGGCGATTGCCGTTTGGACGTACCGCGCCTTAGATGCGCATTACTGGTATTGGCATCGCTCACTTGTAACGGTCAGCGGCCCCACGGGTCCGGCTATTGCCTTTCGGGCATTTCTTGCCGGTGTCACCGATGGGTTTTCCAGTGTTGCCAGCATCCTTATCCATAGGCGCTTGCCGCGCGCTGGATTTCGTGGTGCCGTACATTTTGGAATTCCCGTAGCTGTAACCCTGTCCTTTTGGCATCTTGATATACCTCTGCTATACAACTCATTGTTTCATATGCGGGAGTAGCTTAGCGTACTCCCGCGCCCTCGCCTAGTGCGGCGATTCTGCTGTGATCCGCATGCCAATAGTTTCGCCGCCTTCCTTGTCCAACTCCACATAAAAATCACGTGGGCGGGCGGCCATTTTCACCACGGG